CAATGGTTTAGGACCATTAAATTATGGTCGAACCATGCCTGATTTAGCGCAATTATCACAACTACCTAGTGTGGTGACTGATTTATCAAGGGAAAAGGGTGGAGAAATAGCTTTACCCATTATATGTCCCTCGAATGGGTTAGATATTACACGTACTGAATCTATACAGGATTCTTTTGCGTTACATTATAAAGTAATCACCCCCACTCGTGTACCAACTGGTAGTGGGATACGACCTGAATTGACCATATATGCGTGGTTAACAGATGTATCACTTACTGGTACGACAACAGCAACAGAATTGCCTCAATCAGACGAGTATTGCATAGATCCTCACCATAGACCTTCTTCTGATGTACCTACAATTAAGGATGGTATAGCAGCCGCTAGTGGTGAAATGGTGGGCAAAGCAACGGAGATGGGAGTGAAAGCCTTACTTGGTGCTATGGGTTTGAGTAACCCTAATAGTCAAGAAGGAGCGGGTCCCATTGTACCTCGCGTGGCAGGCAATTTATCTTGTTATAATGCACCAACCAATATAGATAGTTTGGCTGGTGATTACAAGAATGAAGTGCTATTAGATACAAGGCACTTAGGCTATGAAGATCCAGATCACATGAATTTGAATAATATCTTATCGCGCTGGACCATAGTATCAACATTTAATTTAAACACGGGCCAAACGACGGGACCACTGGAATGTTATACTTTTCCTGTGACTCCTATGGCTTGTTTCGTGACTAATGAAGGAACTGCAACAGTTTTTACACCTACTGCTTTGAGCATGGCTGCCTTACCATTTAACCGATGGCGAGGCACTATAACATATAGATTTCAGGCAGTTGGTACGGCATTTATGAAAGGTAAGATTAAAATATCGCACGATGTAAGATCCCCCTCTATAATTAGTGAGGGCACTAAAGTTGATACGCAAGTACTCAATAGTGTTATTTGGGATTTAGCTACATCTAATTTTATCGAGATTAAAGTGCCTTGGGCTAGTAATCAGGTATTTAAAACCTGTGGTTTATTACGTAATGCGATAACCACTGTTGGTCCTGATGGTTCCAATTTAGCTGACGTAGATGCTAATGGTAGTCTCATATTTAATCAGTTTACTTTGTTAAATGATAACGATGAGAATGCTATTAGTTTTATCGTATATATCAAGGGAGAACCTGGTATGGTCTTCGGAGATATGCGTGCCGTACTGGCCAATTATACATTCGCTGGTATTAATCCTGATTATATTGGCACACCACAAAGTGCTATTTACTTCGATTATGATCTTGATAACATTGATTTTGAAAATAGTACTGAGTACATATTACGATTTTTAGATGGTTCTTTTGTACTTATAGATCCAAGCATATGGCGGATAGTTATTATGCAATATAGGAATAAGATTCGTAATGATACTCCACAGTCCATGGTATATAGTAATGAGTTAAACACTAGCATTTTGACTGGTGACAAACCTGGTGCTATCATGGCTGTAAATATAACTGGTTTGGAGGAAAATATCACAGATCACGATGAATTTGCAATGTTATGCATGGGTGAAAAGTGGTATTCTATACGACAAATCATAAAGCGATATACGCATAATTGGACGCGTAACATTCGCAACACTGGTAACGTAAACAGTTTTTATCGTATACGGCTACCAGACCGACCTGTTCTTAAAGGTTGGCAGGGACAAGCATCTTTAAATGTGCAACCTGGGGTGAACGGTATTCCCGTTACTTTTGCACGAGATAGTTTCTTGTCTTTTTATTCCGTAGCCTTTCTAGGCTATCGAGGTAGTTTACGACACAAATTACATGTGTCGTCAACCCATTCAGCTACTAGCGCTTGCGAGCAACATGCTTTTTCTGTTTCTCGCACTACTAGTGGTTACGTGGAAGAACGCCGCCCAATAGGTGGATTTTCTGACACAACGTCAGTTAGTGATATAGCAAGATCAGCTTCTGCTATACCCACTATGCCTGACGCGAGAGCCGGTATGGCTCTAGGTCATAGTCGAGTCAACCCTATCTTAGAGTACTCGACGCCTTATTCCAGTAGAGGTAAATTTTGCTGGGCACAGGATCGATATCCTCAAATTTTGAAGGATTCGCCTGATGGAGGGTATGATGTACCGTGGCACCAGATAATTGTTCATCAATTTAATGGTGGTGCATCTTACCAAACTCGTGTGGATAAATATATAGCAGCAGGAGATGATTTCTCCTTATTCTTCTATTTATATGGTCCACGCATGACTTTACAACAGCCTAACAGTTACCCGCAGTAGGCTTTCATAATGCATATAGGTGAGAGTGGGTTTCAGTCTCTTTTCGGAGAGAGGAATTTTTCCCATAGCACACCAATTTTAAGACTAGAGGTGCC